AAGTCTGCTTTTGTAGCATCTATATAGCCAAGCACTAATGCTTGATCTACACTGTATTGTGCGCTGCTATTATAAAGTTGACGAGATAGTGTAAGTACCTGGTCACTAGCACCTTGAAGCTTTCCTAGCGCAGTATTACGTTGTTCTTCAGTTGCGGTTGTACTAGTAGCTGTTTGATATAATTCAGTAAGATTCTTTTTAGCTAATTGATATTGATCTACTGCAGTAAGTGTGGACTTATCACCAATCATTAGTGACTGCTTGTAGTCAGTTAAACTAGTAATTTGTGATTTCATAGTTTTAGTAACATCATTTAGTCTAGTTTGCAATGTTTTAGCGGCTGTTTGCATATCTTGCATTGCAAATATTTGACGTTGCAGTGCTTGATTGGTTGAGTCTAATTTGCTTATGTCTATGTCTTGTAGCTGTTCAGCAGTTAAACGCAATTGATCTAATTTACTTACTAAACCTTGTCGTTCATCACTGATCTTTTTAGCTGCGGACTCAGCAGCATCAGCTACTTTGTCAAATCCACTAGCAATATCAAGTAATAAAGTATAAGTTTCAGCAGTAGATTTACCTGCACGTCCAGCAGCAGGATTAAAAAGATCAAAGTTTTGAATTAAACCTTTAAGTTCTTCACGACTAATATCAGCACTATAGCCTAAATCAGTTAGACCTTTGCGATATGCTTTATTAATTGGCTCTAATTGTTCTGCTTCGGTTAAAAAGTTTGATCTAAAGTTTTCTACTTTATCTAAAAAGTTATCTAGTCCATCAGAAGCTTTTACTAGTGCTTCGGTTATATCATTGGTTAGTTTATCAATGTCTACTGTTCTGGTTTTCCAAGTAGCATAGCTACCAGTAATAAGCCCAAAAAAAGTACTATTTTCAGTAACGTCTAAAAAGGCTTGTTGCATTTGACCACTAATGCTAGTACCAATATTTTTAATAGCTTGATTAACCTTGGTGTTGGTATCTACTACACGCACCACAGTTTGTAGCATACCTTCACCAAACTTAGCAAATTTTTCAAACTCGCTAAATATTGCAAGTGTGGCGTCGTCTAGTACAGCACCTATTACATTACTAAGTGCTTTATTAAAGTCTTCACCAGTTAATCCACGCAGTGAAACTAACTCATCTACTTTAACACCAGCCATTCCCCTTTCAATCTCAGCAGGCAGTTTACCCGCCTTTTCACCAATACTGTAAAGCAAGTCTCCGGCATAATCAAAAGCGTTTCGTAAAGCTGCTTCAGCTTTAGGGTCTAGCATACCAAAATTTGTTCCAACGCTAGTCTTACTGCTACTGCCAATGCCAAGAAAGCCACTACTTTTAGTAGTTGTGCTTACTGTTTCAAAGGTTTGAATTACTCCATTACCAGCTCTAGCAAGCTCTGAAAAAGTACCTGCTATTTTTATGCCACTATCAATAATGCTACGAGTTGTTGTTTTGCCAAATAAACCACTAATACCAAACCATCCTCCGCTACTATTGGCACCTTCTACAGTACCAAAAGCAGTGCCACTACGTAGTCCTTTGACTCCAAAAAGTGCTTGAGCAGATTCTGTTAGTGCATCACGTAATCCTTTTAAGGCATTAAGCATTTTATTATCGTAGTCTAAGCCATCTACACTATTTTCAGCAATTATTTTTAACGAATTGTTAATAGATTCACTTTTTGCAGTTTCATCGCCAAATACTCCACGACGTACCTGTACTTTTTCACCAGCAGCATTATAACCCATAGCAGTGCCTTGAGTTTCTTGACGCATTTCTGCTGTAACCATTGGAGGCGCTTTACTACTGCCGCCTTTACCACCAAAAGAAGACAATAATAGTGCTACTAAGCCCGCACCTACTATACCACCTATAGGAAAGGGTAGTTTGCCTAAAGTTTGCCCCCAAATATCTGTAATATAAGCTGGCAAACGAGCAGTCGTACCACCTACTGCAGCTGCAGTAGTTCCTGCCTCAGTAGTTAGTTTACTAGCTAATACCATAACATTTGTAGCTACTTGTGCAAGTGCTAATGCTTTTTCTACGGCGGCAAATATTTTATATGCTGCTGTTTTTTCTTTAAACATTTTTTTAGTTGAACTTATAGCAGCTAAATCACCTTTTAACTCTTCTTTGTTATTTTTCTTTTTATCGTCTGCCATTTTATTTTGCAGGTCAATAATACTCTGTTCATCTGCGCTGCTATCGCCTTTCAAAGCATCTAGCTTCTTTTGATCTTCTACTTGCGCTTTGGAAAATTTTTCTTGTCTAATATTGTTTTCAGTTAGTCTGGTAACCGTGTCGCCAAGGGCTTCGCCAACTGCTTTAACTTTATCACCAAATAGTCCAAAAGTATCTTTTAAATTTGTAGATAACTCATTAGATAGTGACAGCATTTCATTGTACTTTATTTGCTCAAGTGTTAGCTGTTGTTGAACTGCTAGTTTAGCTTTAGTGTTTTCTAAAGCTAGATTTTGTTTTGTTATTTCATTATCAGTTAGTTGGGATTGTTGCTTTAAGTATTCGGTTTCATCTGTTTGTAATTTTGCAACATCTTGTTCTGCTGCACCAGATTGTACTAAAGCAGTAACTTTTGTAGTAGATAAATTACGTTTATTATTTAACTCATCTTGAAGTGCTAATATTTGCTGACTGGTAGCTTTTTCAGCCTTTTTTAAGTCTAATGCAGTTTGTTGTTTAACAATATAAGTATCAAATTCACGAGCATATGTTTTTTGTACATCAAGTTTAAGTTGTTCAGCTTCTAGTGCATTATCTGCAATAGCATTTTGTACTTGAGTATTTGATTTTTTTAACTCAAATTGTTTATTTAATTTATCTATAGCTACCTGTACAGCTTGCTGTTGCTTAGTAATCTCTAGTATATCTTGACGTTTATCTTTTTCTGCATCAAGTTTACCAAGATTATTTTTAAATAAGTTTTCTTGTCGTTTTAATTCTTTAGTTATCTCTTCTCTTTGTGTAACATCGGTTGCATTAAGTTTATTTAGCTTTATTTGAGCATCTTCTCGTTTTGCATTAATACTAGCAAATTCTTCAGTAACTTTACTATCATAATCTTGCTGAATTCTTTGTAACTCATTTTGATTTTGTAAGCTATTAGTATACTGTTTAGAATTATCAAATAATGTTGCATAACTAGAAGCTTGTGCTGCTGTGACCTCAAGTCTGGCACTTGCTTCTTCATTGGCTAAGTCTCTAGAAGATTTGGCTAATTCACGCGCACGATTTTTAACTTCAATTTCCGCTTGAATTTCTTGGTTTAGTCTTTTTTGACTATCCACTTGTGCTTCTATTTCTTGTTTTGTTAAAGTTGTAGTTTTTAATTTTGCCAACTTTATCAACTGCGATCTTCTGTCTTCTGAAATGTCTGCCTTAGAAACATTTAATATATCTTGATCTATTTTATCAATTTCTTGTTTTCTTTTTAACTCATTATTTTGATTTTCTAAAGCAGCTTCTGCAGCTATAGTTTCTTTAGTGGCATAACCTACTATACTATCTGCAATCTGTAATTGTTGTAATTTAGCAGCGGTAATACTAGACTGTAATGCCTCGAGTTTTTGATTATCCTCTAATTCGCCTTTTCTTTCATTAACAGCACCAGTAAAAGTATTTGCAGCACTTTTAGCTTGTTGATCTTTTCTACTAGCTTGTTGCTCTGCAACTAATCTATTAACTCTATTAAATCTAGTTCTTACTTGAGTTTCAGTTTCTTTATCTAGTCCTTCAGGTACTGCAAAATTAGGTTTGCTACCTTCAGTAGTACCTAATCCCTTAGATATAATTGAAGCAGCTTGTGCTGCCTTTATTAATTTTTGTAAATCAGGGTCGGTAACACCTTGTTTAGCTGCTGTTTCAAGAGCTAGTGCTGCTGTTAAAGCCTCTGTAGCTGCTGTATTTCTTTCGCCTTGTAAAATAAGTCTAATATTTGAGTCTATTAGTCTAGTTTGCATACTTATTTCTTGCTGATTTAATTTAGTTTCTATTCTGGCTTTTTCTGCACCAGTAAAAACAGTAGACTGGGCTCGACCAATAGTTATTGCTGCTCGCTCACTTGCTTGACCAAGCGCTTTTTGAATATAATCAGCACCTAGTATAAGCGCATCGTTTATACCTTTATTCCATAAGTCCCTGATTGCTTTAGCTTTATCTTCAGGTATTTTAATTTCTAATTCTAATTTATTTGCTTCTTCGGTTAATGCTCTTAACTGTTCAACTGCTTCTGTTCTGCCCGAATATTTATTAGCAAGACCATTCATACCACCTTTATCGCTTGCATAATTTTTAGTATCTGCGGCAAAATCATATCCTTGTGGTAGTGCTTTTTTATACTTTTCTATTTCTGATCTAACTTCTACTAGTCTATCTTTATTTTTTTCAACTGCTGCTACTTGTTCTAAAAATCCTTGTTTTGCTAAAGTAAGCTGTGTAAAAAATTCTTGGCTAAATAACCCTGCTTTTTTAGGATTAGTAGCTAACTCAATTAATCCTGCTTGTAGTTGGTTTACACCTTTTTCTTTAAGATTAACCATTTCGTCACTTAAAGCTGAAATATCATCACCTAGTTTAAATAGTGGGCTACTACTTGCAGTAGATTTTAAAAAATCTTGGTAACCTTTAAGTGCAGTATCACTAGCAGCTTTAAAACTTTGTAGTCTAGAAGCACTATTATTTAAATTAGTATTTAACTCATCGGTTGTTTTTTGTAGTTTTTGCAAGCCCTCTTTATCTAAAGATTTAGCGGCTGCTTCAACAGTTTGGAAATCAAGAGAATTTACTCCTAGAGCTTTTTTAAGTTTTTCTTGAGCTTCTTGACCTGTGCCGGCTCTTTCAAATATTTTTAAAGATCCAGTAACTTGTTTTGCAACACCTTCAGCTAAATTATTTTGTACGCCGCCGCCAAAAAAGCTTGCAAAATTATCTTTAATTCGTGCCCAGCGGCTATCGCCTAGTGCTTCTTTTGCTTTTTCACTGGTGCTAATTAATTTTTCAAGAGTATCTCTTGCTTCAAGAGTTGAATTAGCAAGTGCACTAATACCCTCAATACTTGCACCAGCAACATTGCCTTTTTTAGCAAGTACTTCAAGAGTTCTGTTCATATTTGTAAGTGAATCATTACTCTGATCTACAGCACCATTAAAAGTTGAAAATGCTTTAGAATCTTTACTAAGTATTGCATCAATTATACTAAATGCACTAATTATTAGTCCAATCCAACCTAGGGCAGCATTTAGTGCATTTCCTAAATTAGCAAGTACTCCGGCCATAATACCTACAGTACCGCGAAGTTTTAGCATTGTTTTATCAAACTTATCTAGTTGTAAACCAGATTTTTCAATATCAGCACTTAATAGTGTATAGGCATGGCCCATGCCAATTAAACTAGTATTATATGCCGCATCACTAACTATTTTTCGTTTAGTAGATTCTATTTGTGCTTTATCCGCGGCTTCAAGAGTTAATGCATATTGTGATCTGCCAGTTTTTTCATTTTCTATAGCTATAATATTTTTACCTTTTTCAACTCTTAATTCATATTCTGCTTTTTTACTTTGCTCTAAAGCATAAGAAACATCTCTAACTGCTTCCGCTTCTGCATGAAGACCTTTATTAGCATAGTCTTTAGCCTCCCTTTCCATTTTTGCAAAATCTCTTGGTTTTAGGTCATCTAAATCTTTAGCTAATGCTTTTGCTGTGGCTGAGTCTTTAGCATAACTTTTTTTACGCAATTCATTTATTCTAGCTTCAGCATCATCAACTGCTTGAACTTGAATATTAGCACGTCTTTCGGCTTCTTGTTCTATTAAAGCACTAACCTTACTACGAGCTACCTCTGCATCTGCTGCTTTTGAAGTAGCTAATTGTGCAGCAAAATCTGCACTACTTTTTAATTCTTCTTTAAATTGACCAATAGCAGGTAATGCTTGCTTTAATAAAGCAAAGCCTAAACCGGCTACAGCTGTGGCTAATAGTGTTGGGTTACTTGATAATAAATCTATAAAAGGACCTAAAGCTTTATTTACAAAGTCTAGCGTAACTTGAGCTAGATTTTTTAAAGAGGCCAATAGTTTATCGTATGGATTAGCACTTAATTCCGCTAGTGATTTAAATTTATCTTCGCCTTCTTTTAACACAGCATTAGCAAATGCTTGACGTTTTTCAAAATCGGTTAATTGACTAGCAGTTTTTCCTACTTGTCTGGCGTACGCATCTACTGCTGGCTCGATTTTAGTAAAAATACCTAATTCGTCTAATAATTCAGGTTCTAATTTAGTAATACCGCGGCTAAGTCTGCTTATAGCATCTGGCATAGTAATGCCTAGCGCTAAACTTGCATTTTTAGCTACACCTGCAAGTCGCTCAATATTTTTACTACTTAAACCAGCAGAACTAGACTGTGCTACAGCAGTCATTGCATCTTGTAGTGAAATTGCACCATCAGTAAGATCAACTACGCGTTTACTTAAACTACCTAAACTTTTACCACTATTAGCACCTAATTGATCTAAACTTTTGATCATATTAGTAGTATTCATAGCATTACTAAGCGCACTAAAAGCTGCACCAACAGCAAATACGTTAGCAGCATAAGTTGCATATAAGCGAACTAAACCCCCTAGACCTTGAGATTCTTTAGCAAAATCTCTGCTAGCTGCCCCAGTGCCTGTGCCACTAGCACGTAGTTTACCATAAGTACTACCACTCATTGCACTTTCTGATAAACTACGACTACCAGTAGTACCGCCAGTATTTATACCTTGTTTTGCTTCGTTTTGAGCATTTCTTAGTTTACCAATAAGTGTTTCAATCTTTGAAATTACTTTCTCTGTTGAACCACCGTCAGTAACTTCTACATTATAAGTAGTAGTATTTTGTGCAGACATTATATCTCCTAACAGCAACTTTTATGTATTAAATTTTAATACAGTTTTTACCTTAAACACGATTATAACATAAGGGCACTACTTTGTCAACTATAATTTTTATGCACACAAAAAAACGCTCTACAACTAATTACTTAGCTGTAGAGCGTTTTTGTTCTATTCTGTCTGCCACATTTTTTGACTTAATACCATCAATTGTGTGTAAAATATCTAATACAAATAGTCTTTCACCTTGTTCTATTTCATACAAGTCAAATAATTTAAATACAATTGAATAGTCTTTGCCTAAGTAGTTGCCATTCATAGTATCCCAAATATCCGCTAATGTTCTGTGTATAACAAAACACTGTTGAATTAAGCTAGGCAGCTCTGAATACTCAACAGGCATATTTTCTTCAACGGGTTCTTCACCGAGCATTTCGCACATTTCAAGATAAGTTTCTAAGTCTACACCAATATTACTATTTTGCATATACCTAGTAAGTATATCTTCAATTTGCTCTACTTGCTCGTAGAAAAGTTTCCCAAGTCTGTTACCTGCTCACTAATAAAACTATCAAAGTTTGTGGAGTTTTTCATCAGGTAAAGCGCATTTTCTTCGTCGTAAGCTAGCTCAATCTCAGGATCCTGACCAGTTAAATCTACTGGTACAAGTTGTTCTAAGTACTTAAGTTTTAAACCTGACCAACCTTTAATACTAGACTTGACATAAAGTTCTAGGAAAAGATCATCATTAAGCTCTTCTACTGCCTGACGATTTTTAAAGGTAGTTTTTGTAGCTTTTTTGCGAATATTTTGTAGTGTTTCACGAGATAAAAATGCTAACTCAACTTTAAAGTCAGGCATTCCGGGATACTCTACAGTTACTGCTTTTGAGGGTACAAGTAAATTTTTAAGTGAAATTGTCATAGGTTTCTTTTTTAGTTATGGCTGGGCTATAAAGCCCAGCCAGTGTTAGTTAACGATTAAGGTGCTACGTAAGTAATTGTAGCTTCATTAGCTTGTTCAATATCAAAACTAGTTCCAGTATAACCTTGTGCTGTAAAAGCAATTGTAGTTGAAACTACTTGATCTGTTGAAATTGTAGGAATTGCAAGCATAACTGCTGGCATATCTACATCTACTCTGGTTACAGCAGTGTTACTTCCACCAATACTTAGTGTCATTGAAAACGCAGGACTAACTGAAGTTTTGTCATCTAGCAATGATTTTAACAAGTCAGCTGTTTGATTACCACCAGTTCTTAGGTAGGCATTCATAGTTCCGCTAATAGCTCTAGTACCAGTAAAGTATGTAATTGGCTGATTAACTACGCCTAAGTTAGCTGGTGTTAAGTAGGTAACATTGTTTGCAAAAGTTAAACTACCACCAGTTAGTGCAACTGTATATGCTGTACCACCAGTACCAACACCTGTATCAAAACTTACTGTACTTAGTTTATTAGCTAAATAAGGTGCTGTAACATTTTTCCAGTTTGCACTACCAACTAAGCCGCCACTAGTACCAAAGGTAACAATTCCAGTAGTTGTATTTTGTGTTAAAGCTACAGGAGTAGTTAGCTGTCTAAGGCTAGCGCCTTTGCCTGCCCAAGCAACACTTGCAATAGCATCAATACCAAAGTCAATAGTAGCTGTGTCCATTACACAGTTATCAATAACATAGGTAGTAGCACCTAATGCAATAATCATACCAAATTTTTGTAGTTGATGCTTGTTACTAGCACCTACACCAACACTTGCACTAATACTACCAGTATTCCAAGCACCTAGTGTACCGCTAGTTGTGCCAGGTGCAGCAATTGCGTTTGTTCCAAACATAGCATTCCACAGAAGGCCTTCTTCTGCAGTAATGTATCCTGCACTACCACCAGTACCTGCTACTACACCAAGTCTATTTGGACGAATATAGGTACTAAAGCTAAAGTCTGTAGCATCTAGTCCTGTGTTAAAATTACGCTGACCACGATTAGGAGTTGCGCCAGCTTCGTTAAGTGTTACAGTTTCTGTTGTAGTATTTTGACTAAAACTAAAACCATCTTGTACTTGAATTTCCCAAGTATTGCCTGTGCCGTATGCTCCGCTTAAAAAGCCACTAGTACCTACAACACCATATGTATCCACATTAGTAGTAAAGAATACTCTACTGTCACGAATTAAATTAAATGCCATTTTATTTCCTTTTTGTTAATGCCGTTATGCATAAACTAGACATTTATCTGTTTTTAACACTTTGGCATGGTTGCTTACATTACCTGATATCGGACTTGTAAGTTGACTTCACCTACTGCATAAGGAGCTAGCAGCCCTTCATCAGTGGTAATCGACTGAATTAATATTTCAGTAGTGGAATAATTATTTGTTGTGTCATATACTACTTGACGATTATTATCAATACATAACTCTACATCTGCTAATAAATCTTCTAGTTGTTGGCTACTGTTTTCGCCATGGCAGTATACTTTTATGGCTACGCCTAAAAATCCCCAGGTAAAGTCACTTGGATGATATTCGCGCATTTCAGTACCAGGTGTTAAATATATACTAGGAAAGTCTTTTACTTCGTCCCAGAATCTTAATTTGGCATAAGCATTTTGAAATAGGTTAACTTTATAAGGTGCAGTACCATTAATAAGATTAAGCTTTTGAGTAATAGCTTTAATTATAGAAGTTCTACGACTCATACTAATACCGCCCTTAATCTATTTTGTACTTTGCTTTGTGCAATTTCCCTGATTGATTTGCTTATTAACAATTTAGGGTCTCTAGTTTTAGGATACTGCTGTTTACCACCACTGCTAAATGTAGCATAAGGATTACGCATATAATTATAAAATGCGGTAATCATTCCCTCACGACTTTGACTTATATTTTCAATTTTAACACTTTCAGCAAATCTACCAGTACGCAGGTTTAATATGTCTCTACGATTACCGTAGCCCATGTTTTCTTTTACGCGTTGCACCAATTGAGCGTCAAGTAGTCCCCTTAGTGCTGTAAGACTAAAAAATTCACCTTTTTTAGTTCTTAGTATATTGGGGCTTGATTTAACCTTAGGTAACTTTATTGCTAATTTTGGAATTTTTAAATCTATTGCAGAAGTTTCGTTATTACCTTTTACAGCTCTTTGTGCACCGTATTTTTTAGATTTAATTCCTTTTAGTGCATCGCTAATTGATTCGTCCACATATTCTATAAAACTTTTTGAGTTATAAACATTAGGAAATAATTTTTGCAAATCTTCTTGCGTTAGAGTTTCTTGTAACACAGAATTTAAAGCTTGATTTAATTCTTTAGATAAACCCTGTGGATCTTTCATTAAAGAATCTAAATACTGAGTAAAATTACCTTGAATTTCTTTAGCAACAGTACCCTTTAACCTATTAAAAGCTGCAATTTCAAAGGTTACTCCAATTTTTTCAGGACTAGCTGTAATTTTTCTTTTTAAATTAACTGTAGTATCAACTTTTACTGATAAAATTTGTTGATTAAGAATCTCTCTGCCAAGATCACTAAATCCTTTTGAGCCTTGATAACTAAATGCTTTTTTTACTACGTCTTTTATACCCTCAAGAGTTGTAACATCAGAGCCACGTGCTATATTTTTAAATGACTGACTTTTTTTCAAAAACTTTAAAAGCTGACTACGCGTTTGAACTTTATCTAGTTCTTCGAGAGTTTCAGTATAAGTAACAATTAATGCTATAGTTTTTGATATGTCTTTTAAATCCTGATCTGTTAGTTGATCAATATTATTACGACGTAATGGTAAGTCTTGTTCAAACAACTCTGTTTGCGCTTTACCTTTGCTAGCAATTGTTAAATTAGACTGTACATGGCCTATATCAACACCAAGCTCTTTTAGTTCTGTAAAGTTACTTAAAAAGGTTTTCTTTACACTATCAGCAATTTTACTAAAAGTAACATCACTAATGCCTTTTTGAGCAATTGCTTCTAGGGCTTGTGCATACTTTTTATTAAACTGTATTTCCGCTTGAGCACTAATTGTGGAAATCTGATTTTTTATAGCATCTAAATCTTCTTCTAAATAGTGTACTGCTTTTTTATTTAATTCATCTCTATAAGATTTATTACTTTGAATTGCGTCACGATATTTTTTAAAAAATACTTCTAAAACTGTACGTGCCATTATGTATAGTCCGTTCTATACTGGTCTAATACGCGACGAATATGTGCAGGTAGTTGGCTACTAGTAATATATTCAATTTGAGTTTTATTGGTGCCTGGAGCACTATTGCTGTGCACACTCATATCGCTTTTGCGATAGTATGTTACTAAGTCCATAATAGCTAAACCTAAATCAGGCGGAACATCATCCCAGCCACCAAAGTAAGTTAGCTTGTAACCATTTATATATTTGTCAAAACCTTTAGGCCATAAACTAACTATGCTATCACCATCTTTTACCCAGTCTACGTACTGTGTAAGAGTTGTATAAGTTTTTCCAAAGTCTACACTACTTTCAAGTTTTGTAATACTTACTAAAGGAGTCTCTGTGGGTAGTATAGTATTAAAACCACCCGAAAATATTTCTACTTTTTGTGGATCTGGTGCTGCAAAGTAGTCTACAAATGTTCTGCCGCAGTAATTTTTTACAAACAATGATATGCGAGGAATAAGTGCATCAATTTCAGCATCGTAATTTGTGCTTTTAATTCCGGCATAAGTTTTGTATTCTGCTTGAGTAATTAGGTTATATGCCATATTATTCCCCTATGTCTTTTAAATAAACTCCTTAAAAGCTTATTTAAAAGACAGGGCTTTTCAGCCCTGTCAGTACTAATATTAAATTAGTAGATCAAGTGTACTTGAGTGTTGTAGCACCAACGCCATAGTTGCTGGTAACCTGTACAAAACCTGTACGTAGGCTAGCAACCATTACACGACGTTGTGTTTCAACTAGCTCTTGTGTATCAATACGTAAGCCGCGCTGATTACCAACTACGAAGTTACCTGGTGCAAAACAAACTGCAGCAATACTACCGCTTGTACCAGTACCAACAAATTCACCAGAAACTAGTACTGGTGAATTACCAATTTGGCCAATTTGGCCAGTTAGTAATGTAGCCTGTGTACCAACTTGGTTCATAGTCTGGAATACTGAATCCTCGAGTAGATTGTAGTAAGTTGTATTATCAACAACATAAACTACATCGGCTGGGTCAAGACCCCAAACTCCAAGATTTTTACGTAGATTACGTAGGCTAGCAACAGTAATTAGTGCACCACTACTACCATTAGTACCTTGACCTACAGTACCAGCTAAAGTTACTAGGCCACTAACTGGATCACCAGTAGTACCTGCACCACGTAGAAATGCGCGGTCAACTGCACGAGCAACACGACGAATCATACCGTCACGAATTACAGGCATAATAGCAATAAGGCTATCTTCCTCTTCTTCGTAGGCTGTGTACTCATTGGTAGCAACTTTGTATGCACTGAGTGTGACTTCTTTGATATAATGTACAACAGTATTACCACCACTTGTTGTTGTACCAAAGTTACCATTGTCAATCCACTGTGCAACACCTGCTTCTGGATTAACTGGAATCTTCATTACGTTAGTTTGCATACCAATTTGACGGAATAGTGGTGCGACGACTAGGCGACGACGAACCTCAGCTTCCATATTTAAGCTAACTTCTTGTTCCCAAGTAGAGTTAGGTAGGTGCGGGCCTTGACCACTACCAGCATACTTTTGAACCATTTCTTTGCCAAACTTAGTACCATCAATTGTGGTATTAGCCATTTTAGCTAAAAGAACTGCCTTTTCCTTATCAGCATAAGACATTTCGCCGTTTTTAATATCAGCAAACTGCATACGTGATTTTTGAATAGCTTCTAGTTCAGCAGCTTTTTCTTTTAGTGTAGCTTCTAGACCCGCAATAGCTGACTTGTGTGATTGCTCTTGTTCAGCAACACGTTTTTCAACTTCAGCTAGTAGGCGCTCTGCACCTGTGTCAACTGTTTGCACTTGTGCAACAGCAGCTTTGATTTTTGCGTCAAGCTCAGCTTGAGCGCGGTCTTGTGCTGCGCGTTCTTGAGCAGCTTTAGTGGTTTCAGCAGCAATAGCTTTTGCTGTTTCAGTAGCAGCTTGACGAGCTGTGTCAGCTAGCAATTTTTCTAGTTCTTTAGAATCCATGTTCCATTCCTTTGTAGTGTCGCTATTTGCCGTATTACTGGAGTCTAGCCCTTTAGCTGGCGCCTGGGTAGTGGCAAATTGCAGTTTAAAAAATTTAAGTTCTTCGTCGCTGTTAAACGACTTAGATA